ATGCGAAGTCTGTAATGGCATAGGGCAGATTGACCCCTTAGAGGAATACCAATGAAATACGATCCCGAAGCCTTGACCCGCCACGTTCTTGATTGCGCCGAGCAAGGCATGTCTCAAATTGAAGCCGCCGAACTGCTGCGCGTGTCACCAACAACGATAGGTCGCATATGCGCCGCAGCTAACATAAAACTCGAAAGGAAAAAACGTGAGTACAAATCAAATTCAAATTATTATAAAAAGGCTAGAGCGGAACAACATTATAATGCTGACGGAGCAGAAGACGGCGATGAGGCCCAATCTGAAGCAACGATTAGAAGAGCAGAAGGCTCTAATAGATTTGCTAAAGCGCGCGACCAGCGTGACGCCGCAGAGCGATTAAAGGCAAAGCTGGAGGGCGTGACCGATAAGCATGAGCGATATGAAATTACATACGGCCACTGCCTGTGGGAGTTTGAAACGCTTATGCACCGCCAGCGCAAGCGCGAAGCTCTGCCAACTGGCCCGCGCAGGCCAACAACTATGGCTCCATCCATGCAGCGTGCGGCTGAGGCAAGCAAACAGCACAGCATTGACCAAGGCAATCGCCTGTTTTCTTTGATCCCATATGACCAGCGCATTACAGCGGCAGAGGCCGCAGAGCTTTTGGGCGATAGCGTGCCACGCACGTCAAGCTATCTTAAGAAAATGTGGCAGGCAGACAAGGTTTACCGGGTGCGTGATTTTGTTGAAGTGCCGGGGTACACGAAGCGCCAATGGCGTTGGGTGTTTAGCAAGCAACCGATCAAGCCGCTGAATAACTGTTTTGACTAATCGTGTGGGTGGCGTGATGTTGGCACATTCGGTAACGCAAAACCAATAAACAACGGTTACGGTTGAGCCACCCACTCAAGCTTTGTAATCAAACCCAAGCTGAGCCACAAGCGATTATTTGAAGCTGTCTAATGCTTTTTGCATTGACAGGCTGCCATTTAAAAACTCCTCGGTTGTAACATATGTTGTAGCAGTGGACAGCTCATCGCCTCGGCGAAATACTACAGCGTTTAGGTTGATTGCCACAAATGCAAAAATGTCTGACACTCCTACGTTTTTTCTAGGCGTAAAAAATGGATAGCTTTGACTATTTTTGTATGCCTTGCTGGAAGTTTTGACTTGCAAAGTTAAAGTGCGTGTATCCGTTTGTATATACGCGTCGTGGTCCTTGATTTGACAAAGCGTACAAGTGTATCCAGCAAGCGAAAGGCGGGACAGAGCTAAATGCTCCCCCGCCCTACCCACCGCCGCACTGGCTTTTTGGTCTTGCTTGGCCACTTAAATAACTTATTTAAGCTAGGCCATAAGCCAGGTGTGGATTTTTTTGCTTTGATTGCTGCGGTCCTCCAGCCCGTGATGCCCGCCGTTCACACGCCGGGTGATGCGCTTTATAGCGTCATCCGTCACACCCTCATCGGCAATTTTAAACAAGCCATTCTTGTCAAAAAACCACAAAGCAGTCTCAAAGGCGTAATCGTCTGCCACCAAGTCTGGGTCTGTCATAACTTCTGGTACACCCATATCGGACGCAAACGAGCGATAATTATTCCGCCCGGTGAGCTGTAGAAATCCTCGACCTATAAATAGGCTGGCCTGCGCCTCATTCTCGTTGCCCATGCGGCCAGCGTAAACCTTGCCAGCAAGACCGATTGGGTTTTTGGCGTATGGCTCTGCATCCTCAACATTTGGGAAGCGCGAGGGCCACACAGCCTGTATGCGCTCTGGTGAGCTGTAATACAGGCTTTCACGGGTGCGCTTGAAGCCACCGCTTTCGTGTGACGCTTGCCCCATGAGGTGCGCCCCGCGTGCTGGGGATAGGTTAAAATACTTTGCGATTGCCCGTGCCGTATTTGGCCCAAACTCACCATCGGCTGCTGTGCCGATTTTAGTCTGGAGGCTAGACATTGCCTTGCTCATTTCTTTTTACCCTTAGCCGTCTTGGAAGCCGCTTTAAATGCACTGGCCTTTGGCGCTCCTTTTGCGCCGGGCTTGCGCATTTTCTCACCACTTCCGGCTTTAATACGCGCACGTTTTTTGTGAATGTTTGAATACAGTCCCATTTCATTAAGTCCTCTTCGATTTAGTTCCGCTGCATTTCCAGCGCTTACGTGAAAGATTAAGTGGGCTGTTTGGATCAGCCGCCGCTTTGGGAAACTTTTTTTTCTGCGCAGCAGAGCGCGCGCAATATGCATCACCCTTCTTTGTTCCGGGCTTAACTCTAGGCCCACCGCCCTTCGCCTTGCCAGCCTGACCGTAGCTGACTTTCTTGCCGCTCGACGTAACTTTAACGCGGGCCTTACCCTTGGACGGTGTAGATTTACTCATGTGTTTTCTCCAACTTTGAAGCAATACGGTCTTACAGCGAAACCTTTACCAACCAGCTGAAGCCCCAGGTCCATTGTGTCTGCCTGACACTTAGCCTCGCTATACCATATTTTTTTAGTGTTTGCGACCACCACGCAAGACTGCGCTTGCGCGCTTGAGCATACGAGGAGGGCCGCGAGAAACATTACTTCTTTAGCCCTTTTACCGTGCGAATGCCAAAACTAGCTGCAATTGAAGCATACATTGCCCATTGGAACCATTCCGGCGCGGCATCCAGATTAGCAAAGCCTTGAGCCATGAAGGGCTGTATCCCCGGCATAAAGCTGCCTAACACTATGAAAATGAAACATAATGTCCAGGCCTCATCCTTCCACGAGTTGTTGCTGGCCTCTATCGCCGCCTGCTCCCAGCTAATTTCGCCCGTCGCGATGCGCATTTTCGTTTCGGCTTCCGCTTTCTTAACGGCAGTCTTACCGTCAATATAACTCGCAGCTAGGCCGCCAAGCGATCCTAAAATTTGCCCTATCATTTCTTTGCCTCCATTGCATTAAATCCAAAGTAAGCGGCAACAACACCGCTTGCCGCTACGACATAAACTGTAGCAATGTCGGCAATCAGGTCTGCCGCAGCATCTAGGCCAAGCGCAGAGGCAGCCACGATCGCAAAGGGGTATAGAAGCATGCCTGCAGCGCAGGCAGTGGTTAATCGGCGCTGTGTGTCGCGCTTTGCATCTGCATCCGAAAGCTCGCGCCAGCGATCCTCAAGAGCAAGTTTCTGCCACTCCACCTCGTCAATAGTGCCATCTTTATTTACGTCATATTTATCAAACGTCATCGCGTGTCCCCTGTCATCCTAAAGCACTGCAGATATTCATTGTTTTTCGTCACTAGAACAGACGCCCGGTGCAGCTCATCCATACAGTCTTTTTCGGACACATACTGGCCCACCTCAAAGTGCAAGACGTTTGCGGCGAGTTGGAACCATATTAACACCCACATCAGCGCACCTCATTTGCGAGTATAGCTGCGACCCAGATCAAGCCACCGCTACCAACTGCGAAAACGGTACAGGCGACTGCAACAGTAATAAAGTAAAATATTCTATCTCGCTTGGCTGCCTGCGCCTCAAGCGCTTTTTTTTGACGCGACCTGGCTGCACCCATTTCACGCTGCACCGACTCCCACATGCCCGGAGGTCCGTACAAGCGGCAATGGCTGCGCAAGGTGTCCATAGCTTCCTTGTGCTTCATTTTTGCATTCGCAATTGCGAAGCCCTCCTCCTCCGTAGAAGTGAGCCTGCCCAACGGGCCTTTGTGTCGGCCTTGTTCTGCTAAATTTATATCAGCTTCTAATTTAGCAAGCTTGCCAAATTGCGGCAAGACAGAGCCAACATCCTTCCCAGCTTGAACCGCAGAGCTAATGCCGCCAGCAATTGTGCTTACGGCGCTGGCAAGAGCAAGAACCTCAATCATGCTACCGCTCCATTAGTCGGTCAATTTTTTCCTCAAGGCGATCAAACTTATTCATAATTTGGGAAAGAACCTCGGAACTGTCTGACTTTGTGACATATTCCTTGGCCATTTCCTCGCGGGTTCTATTTAATAAAATACGGAGGCGATCCAGCTCCTCGCGTTGCGTCTTCAGCCACCAACCGATGCCAGCGATTACAACCCCAAAAAGTATGTTCAAGATCGCGTCCATTTCCATTTTAGTAGCTGCCTTCCCAGACCCGAAGGGCGCTAAATTCGCTGCTCGCCAACTTACGCTTTAACACATCTTTGACTGCCTGTGTATCTGTCCAGGCAACTCCAGCCTCTTTTAGCCATACGGCCAGCAAAGCCATGTCAACATTGCCAACGTGCTTGTAATCGGAGCCAAAACTGTTTTGCGCGACCTCACGGGCCTGCGCCGCATCCTTTAGCATATGCGATGCGTCGAAGGTGCGCTTGATCACCATGTTGTCGCTGTTATCAAACGTGATCTTTTCAGATACTTTAGTTGATGTATTAATCATTAACCCAAGCCTCGTTTACATGGATCGTTGATGGGTTGTCAGCACGCAGAGTGCCATTTTCGTTACGCGCACGTTTTTTCTTCGCCGGGGCTTTATCCTTTTTAGAAAACATTGGCTTCTTTTCAGCTTTAAGCGCACCCGCGCGGATTTCGTTTATTGATTTTATTTCGTCAGCGGGAAGGTCAACCACGTCGCCCTTGATAAACTTGCCAGCAGATGTGAATACATTTGCAACGGTCACTGTAGCTCTTGTCATATTAGTCTCCACTTAAAGTAAAAATGGGGGCAGTCTCCCGCCCCCATCTCTTAGATTATGAAGTCGTACAGTCGGCAATGATGCCGTTTGCAGCTTCATTTTTGGCGCATAGTGTGAGTTCTGTCACAACTTGGCGAGTAGTGTTGTCGCCAGTTTTGGCCAACGCCACGTTTTTCGTGCCGCGCAAGGAAGCAACTTCCCACATATCATCTTGCATGATGAATACGTCACGCGAGCGGTTCTCACGGCTTGGCATAAACTCAACGGAACCCCATGGAGTTACATATACTGCCAAGGATTTAACAACGCGCTCATCGCCAGCTTGTACGCTGGAACGCTGGTTGTTGTTACCTGTGAAGCCCAGAGCTACATTCATTTGGAATGCAGAAAGGTACACGGTGTCCGGCTTACCACCAGCAACCCAGATTGACTGCATAACAGTGTCAAAGTTGGCTTGTGAGAAGGCAGCCTGTGTGCCGTCTGTACGGGCGTCTGTACCGTCTCCGGTTGGGTCTGCACCGCCGGAACCAGCGACGGTGTTTGTTGTCAACCAAGCTGGAGCGCCAGCAAGCTCACGGGCTACAGTGGAAGAACCAGCAGCGCGAGCGTTGTTTGCAAACATCGCCTTTTCGATGTCTAATTTTTGCTCCTTGGCGATCTTTAAGGTTTGATATGCAATCTCTTTTGCGCGACCCGCGTTATCAACGCTATCGTCGGAGTCGGATACGACAACGGCGTTTTTGAAGATTTGCGTGTAGTTGCCCAAACGAGTTGTTGCTGCGCGAGCTTCGGCAGTAGTTGCGTCACCCTCAATATGAGCGTTTGCAGCGGAAGCGCGAAGGCTATCTGTCTGCCACTCTACGAAAGTGTTTTTTGCGCCCTTTTTGGCAGACTTGCTCATAAAGGGAGTTTCCTCTGGCGAAATGTTATAGATAATATCGCTGAGGTCTTCACGGATACCCACGGAATCATAGGTATCAAATGTGTTGGTTGGCTGTGCCATTAGTGTGTCCTTTCAAAGACTTACTGATTTAAGATCAGGC